CATGAAAGGAAGACCCCCACGATGAAAGCGATCACCGCCATCGTTATTTTGGTGCTTGTGTTTGTGATTGCTGGCGTGTCGTACAACATCGGCAGCCGTGAACGGTCGGACGTCTGCCTGGTTCGGATATTCCCTAACGACGCGTGGACCTATTCGCCCGCCTGTCAGCAGATTAGCCCCGGCCTGTTGCTGGAGTTCTCTCTGAGGAATAACGCGCACGTCGCGATTTGCTCAGACGCGCAGCAACGACGCTGGACGGCCAGAGTGGATGGTCAGTGTTACTCAGCCGACGCCCCATGACCCACGGCACCCGGGCGACCTATCAGCGCTTCGCCTGCCGGTGTACGCCCTGCCGGGCCGCCGAAGCCGCCTATCGCCACGCCTTGCGCCTCCAGCACGTCAAAGGGCAGTTACCCATGGGGAGTCGCATCGATGCCGCCCAGGTCAAGCAGATGGTGCGCGGGATGCTGATTGAAGGCTTCACCTTTGCGGAGATGGCGCGGCGGCTCGGGCTGAAAGGCCAGCGCCTCCGGTTGCATACGGACAAGGTGACATTACGTAACTACTTACGTATTAGGCGGTTATATCGACGCACGGTGAGTGAGACGGGGAATGCAGCCAGCCGATGAATACAATTCCGTGTTCACACCGCAGCGCCCCACGAACGGGAGGGTGAATCGATGGACGGACTTACTATAGCGATGTACCTCTTTCGGAGTTTTCAAATGCGTAATGCCAGGTTACAGCGTTTGAACCCCGCCCCGTCAGTCGGGCACACTACAGACAGTGACTGAAGACGCCGTGCGTCGGCTGTATCGGCAGACCATGAGCCTAGACGTCAAACAAACGAAACAAAGGAGCGTTTCTGGCGGCGCCTAAAGGCCATCCGCGCTGGGGCGGTAAGCGGAAGGGGCATAAATCAAAGGCCACGCTGAGTAAAGAGGCGATCCGCGCCCGCATTCAGGCGCTTGTTTCAGAGGCGCTTGATCCGATGACGCAGGCGCAAATCGCCCAAGCGCAAGGGATTAAGTTTCTTATTGCTAGGTTGAAATCCACCGGAAAGTTCATTCGACGAGTCGGTGCTAGTGATCCACGCACGCATGACCCAGACACCGAAATCATCGAAGTGTGGGAGAAAGACCCGTCCGTGCAAGCGTTTACGGACCTTCTCAACCGAGCCGCCGATAAGCCCAAAGAGCAGGCCCTTGACGTGAACCTGAACGCGACGCTGACCTTGGAATCCCGCAAAGCTCGTCTCGCCGCCGGCCGCCGCCGGATTCAACCACCCGCATGACTGTCGAGGAATTCGAAGTCGAACTCGACACGGAACTCCAAGCCTGCTACGCCGATCCGTTACGCTATGTGCTGATGATGTGGCCCTGGGGCGACGTGGGCGCCCTGGAGCACGATACCGGCCCGGAGCCGTGGCAGCGCGCGTTTCTTGAGGATCTCGGCCAGGCCGTGCGGGATCGCGCCTTTGACGGCCACACGCCAGTCATGCCGATTCAGATGGCCGTGGCAAGCGGGCACGGGGTCGGAAAGTCGGCCCTTGGTGCCTGGATCGTGCATTGGGCGATGGACACCCGCCCAGAGTGCAAGGCCAAGGTCACAGCCAACACTCAGACGCAGCTCGAGACGAGTACGTGGGCAGCCATTCAATCCTGGGGCGCCACGAAACTGACCGCGGACCGCTGGAACTGCAATTCTGCGGCGCTCTACGTGCCAGAGGATCGCCCGAACTGGTTCTGTGTTCCGACCTCGTGTAAGAAGGAAAACTCCCAAGCCTTCGCCGGGCTGCATAATCGGCGCTCCACGACGCTGTATCTGTTCGACGAGTCCAGCACAATTCCTGATGAAGTGATCGAAGTCGCGATGGGCGGGCTCACGGACGGGGAGCCGATGATCTTCACGTTCGGCAACCCGACCCGGCGGTCCGGGCAGCTCTATCGGGCCGTGTTCGGGTCAGAACGGGACTTGTGGAACCACCGGGTCATCAATGGCGAGGCCTGCGAGCACAGCAACAAGGCGCTGTATCAGCAGTGGCGGACCATCTACGGGCCGGATTCTGATTTCGTCAGGGTCAGGGTCTTGGGCCTGCCGCCCAACGCTGATGAACTCCAGTACATCGACCATGCCCGTGTCGAGGTCGCCCGCGCTCGGGTGGGTGTGGCGCTGCCTGATGAGCCGTTGGTCGCCGGGTTTGATGTCAGTGGGGGTGGGAGCGCGTGGAACGTAATCCGATTCCGGCGCGGGCTCTGCGGGGATACCCGCCCACCGATTCGTCTCGCCGGCACACTCGACGCGGATCGGTCGCAACGGGTTGGGATCTGCGCGGAACTCCTACGAGACCAGCGCCCGGAGTCTCGGCTCGCCGCGCTGTTTGTGGACGCGGCGTACGGGGCGGCGATTGTGGTCCGGCTACGGGCGCTCGGGTTTGAGAACGTGTTCGAGGTCAACTTCGGCGGGGCGAGCCCGGACGCGCATCAACTGAACATGCGGGCGTATATGTGGGCCAAGGCGAAGGAATGGCTGTTGCTCGGGGCGTTGCCGGATGAGGACGCGCTCTGTGAGCAATTGGAACTCCCCGGCTATCATCTGAACCAAGCAGGGAAGCTCGTCATCGAAGCGAAGGCGGACATTCAGGCGCGGGGCGAGGCCAGCCCGGATGATGCCGACGCCTTCTGTCTGACGTTCGCGCAGCCCGTGGCGATCCCGCCAGCCGGCCGTCAGACCCCAGCGCCCGCGCCGCCGTCGCCGTGGGGTTGAGGCGCCGACCTATTGGGACGGATCGGCAGTGACAAAATCTTTCCAGCGGCCGTCCGTGTCACACCAGCCCGATTCTGACCACCATACCGTCCGCCTCGGTTGAGCCGTCGTGCGGAGAACGCGCATCATCAGCGCATCGACATCCTGACGTTTCTGGCGCTCTTGAACTACGCCTGCCCGCTGGACGAGGCCGTGCTGCTCGTTGGGTACGGGCCGTCGTGTCAACTGATTGCGCCGGCCGTGCTTCGTTCCCGTCTCATCCCTGACCCCACATGGCTCCAGCAACGCCTCGCGTAACCGCCGCTGATCGGGAAGCGGATACTACGCTGCTTGAGGAGGCGCTTGAGCGGTTCCGTCTCGCGGAGTCGGCTGAAGACACCCGCCGGCAGCGCCAACTCCACGATTACAAGTTCTCCATCGGCCGCAAGAACGCGACGGAGTCCTACCAGTGGGACGACTTGTCAACGTCCATGCGCAAGGGCCGCATCACCCTCACGCATAACCGGATCGGCCCGCATATCCGGCAAGTCCTGAACCAGATTCGTCAAGCGCGGCAGTCGATCAAGGTCGTGCCCGTGGACAACGGCGCGGACCCGGAGAAGGCCGAGATTCGGCAAGGCGTGTTCCGGTGCATTGAGGCGAAGTCGAAGGCGCTCACCGCCTACATCACCGCGGCCGATCAGCAGCTCCGTATGGGTGAAGGCTTCGTGCGCGTCGTGCCGGAATACGTCAAGTACGGCGGGAAGATCGGCCCTGAGCAAGAGCTGAAGATCAAGGCGATTCCGAACCGCTTCTCGGTCTACTTCGACCCAGCGACGAAGGAGTTTGACGGGTCTGACGCGCGGTACGTCTTCATCATCGAAGACCTGGAGCTGGCGGAATACAAGAAGCGGTACGGGAAGTCTGATGCGGCCACGCGCGAGAACTTCCGGGGCGTGGGTGACGATGCGCGGGCGTGGTTCCCGAAGGGCAGCGTCCGAATCGCGGAGTATTTCTACGTCGTCACCGAATGGGCCAACGGGCAGCCCACGTCGCAAAAAGTCTACTGGCGCAAGATGAACGGCATCGAATGGCTGGACCGGCGCGAGCTGCCGATTCCGTTCATACCTGTGGCGCGGGCCATCGGGGAGATGACCGACGTCGAGGGCGAAGTCGACTACCGCGGCGTCGTGCCGGATGCGATGGACGCGCAGAAGTCGCTGAACTATGAAGAGTCGGCCACAGCGGAAGCCTTCGGCGTGGCCCCGAAAGCGCCGTGGACCGGCTACGCGGCGTCGTTCGTCGGTCGGCCCGAATGGGACGACGCGAACGTCAAGAACTACAGCAAGCTGGGCGCGAACTCGCACGATCCGCAAAAGCCAGAACTCGGCCTCCTCCCGTTGCCCCAACGCACGATTGCCAGCCCGGACATCTCCGCGATGGTGATCGCCGGCCAGCGCGCCGAAAACAACCTGCGCAACGCGCTCGGCGTCATCGACGTCGACGCCTCGGAGCGCTCCCGCGAACAATCGGGCCGGGCGATTCGTGAACGGCGGATGCAAAACGACCTTAGCAACAGCCACTTTGCCGAGAACCTCGGCCTGATGATTCAGCAAGTGGGCCGGATTCTCGATGCGTGGGTGGCCGCCATCTACGACGCGCCGCGGGTCATGGAGATTACTGGGGCCGACGACCGCCGGCAGAAGGTCATGGTCTACGCGGGCGCGCAGATGGCCCCGCCGGAGCAGCCGAAGGACGTGGATGGTGTTTACGACCTGTCCGTGGGCCGATATGACATCGAAATCGACATCGGGCCGTCGTATCTGACGCAGCGCAAGGAAGCCGTGGAGATGATGACGGAAGTGGTCACGGCGGCGCCGGCCTTGCTCGATGTCATGGGCGATCTGTATTTCGGCAACATGGACTGGGCGGCGGCCCGGCAGATCGGGGAGCGATTCAAGAAGCGGCTCCCGAAGGAACTGCAGGACGCCGAACCTGGCGAACCGGCGCCGTTGCCGCCCGAAGTGCAGCAGGAAATGGCGGCGATGCAGCAGCAGCATCAACTGCTCGTGCAGGAACTGCAGGCGAAAACCGAGGAAGTCGAGCGGCAGACCGCGAAAGCGCAGGCCGACCTCCAGGCGAAGCAGGCGCAGATTCAGAGCGCCAAAACGATCAAGCTGGCCGAGATCGACAGTGAGGAGAAGATCGCCGCCGCGAAGCTCGATCAGGAGCTACGCATTGCGGAACTCAAGCTCAAGACGGAGCGCGCGATTGCCGCGATGAAGATCGCGCACGCGGACGCGCAGCACGACGACGACCTGATGATGGGCCTGGCTGAGGGGCACGCGGATCGGGAACATGCGCGGACGATGCAGCAAGAGAAGCCGATGCCGATGGGGGCTGAATGATTGGCTTCTGGGCGGGGTTCATTCTGGGGCTGATGACGGCGATGGCGAGTCTGATCGCGCTCGGCGGGCTATTGATCTACCTCGCGCCGTTCTCGCCTGATGAACGGGGTGGGGCGTGAGTTTCTTTGCTGCCGGCTTCGTGTTGGGTCTGATCACGGTGTCGGCTGTGGTGGGCGGCCGTGGGGAGTTGACGATGGCGTGGGCGGATTGGCTGGTGCTCGGCTTGTCGCTGGCGATTGTCGTGGATTTGGGGTATCTGCAGCGCCGCCGGCCATGAATCGCGGGTCACAGAGCCGTCGTCGCGTTTGCGAGTGGGTACCCGAGGCTGGCACACTGCCAGATAGTTCAGCGCAGGACTGGTTGACGCAGTTTTGCACCACGCAACAGTAGCGCTGGTCAGGCAAGCTGAATGGGTGGGTGAAACGGTCACGCCGCCGCCAGATGGCGCGCATTGAAAACGCCGACGATGAACTCGACGTGAGGACGCATGGAACCAGCGAGCACCACTGACCCGACGCAACCGACGCTCCCTGAAGCGCAGGATCTGCCGGCGGGCGAATACCGGCAGCACCGCGAGAAAGGCACGTCCATTGCCGATCTCGTGAGCGCGCGGCCGGAGCCTGAGTCCTCGCCGGATGCCACCGGCACGACCGAGCCGCTGAACCCGGCGGCACCAGGCCGTGACGGTGCCGGCCGGTTCGTGAAGGGCGATGGGGCTGCCAAGCCTGACGGACAGGAACCGGCGAAGGCAACGAAAGCTGGCAACCCACGCCATGACCCGAAAGCGCGCGTCGATGAACTCAGGGCCGAGATTGCCGAGCTGTCGAAGGCCAAGGGCGAGACGCAGCGGGAGCGGGACGCCATTGCCACAGAGTTGGCGAGTCTCCGCGCCGAACGTGAGGCGCTGAAGCCGAAGCCGGAACCGGCCGCACCAGCCCGCGAGAAGTTCACGTTCCAGACGTATGAGGCGTGGGCGAGTCACGCCGACAACGCCGACCTCGCGTACGAGGACTACATCGAGGAGCGCGCCGTGGCCCGCGTCCGCCACGAGCGGAAGCTGGAAGATAACGCGAAGGCCGAGACTGAAGCCAGGACGCAACACGCTAAAGCCTGGACGCCCTTCCACGAGCGCGAAGCGGCCTTCAAAGCGACGACTCCCGATTACGACGCCGTGATTCAGCGCAGCCCGGCGGCCAACGTCCAACTCGGTCCGTGGGTGTTGGACGTGCTCCAGAACGCCGACGCCGGCCCCGCGCTGCGGTACCACCTCGCTCAGCACCCGGAGATCGCCCGCGAGATTGCGGACCTCTCCCCGGCTGCTGCCGTTCGGCAACTCGATGCGTTGATCCTGTCGCTGGGTGCGGCTTCCACCGTCACCGCGCCTGCGACCCGGCCACAAACGAAAGCTGATCCCCCGTTTGAGACGGTCGGGGCGTCGGCGTCTGCCTCCACGCGATCCGTGGAAACAGCCGCAGCCGCCCCTGACAACCGGCGGTATCGGCAACTCCGCGAAGAGCAGGCGAGGCACTGAAATGAGCGTCTCGTATGAATGCCTTCGAGAACATCGACCTGATCACGCAGGAGTCGTTGATGCACTTCGTCAACGAATGCTCCGTGTTCAAGACGGTCCGACACGAATGGGATGAGAAGTTCGCGCAGGATGGCGCGAAAGTCGGAGACAGTCTCCGTATCCGCAAGGCGCTGAACGCCACGATTCGGACCGGCGCCAGCGTGGACCTGCAAGACCTCGACGACGACTACGTGACCCTGACGCTGCAGGCGCAGATCGGCAGCGATTTCTCGTACAGCTCGCGCGAGAAAACCCTCTCCCTGGATCGCATCAGCGAACGGTACCTCCTGCCGAGGATGCGCCGGATCGCGAACGAAGTGGACCGGCTGATCTGCGAAGCGATGGCGCAGCAGGCGACCAACTTCGTCGGCGCGCCGGGCACCATCCCGACCGCTCTCACCACGTATCAGGACGCGCAAACGCGGCTCCTGAATCTCGGCGTCCCGAAAGGCCCGCTGAAGGTCATCACGACCCCGAACGGGAACCAGAACGTCGTCAACGACCTGCGGGGCTTGATCGAAGCCGGTCCGCGGATCGCGCGGCAGTACGACACGGGCCGCATGAAGCGCGCGGTGGGGATGGACTGGGACATGGACCAGAACCTGTACCGCCACACGGTCGGCGCCCTTGGCTCCGTGCCGCTCGTGACCACGGCGGGGCAGACCGGCGCGTCGATCCTTGCGGACGGCGCGGGCGGCGCGGTGACGAACTACCTCCTGCTGGGCGACAAAATCACCTTCGCCGGGGTCAACGCCGTCAACCGGATCACCGGGGAATCGACCGGCCAGCTTCGGCAGTTCACGGTGACGGCCAACGTCACGTCTGCCGGTGGCGGCACATTCACGATCCCGATCGATCCGCCGATCACTACCAGCGGGCCGGATCAGACCGTCACGGCGGCGCCGGCCGAGAACGCGATCATCCTCGTCTGGGGGCACGCCTCCAGCTACGCAGCCGTCGAGTTCCCCACGCAACTCGTGTTTCATCCCGAATCGTGCGCGGTCGCGCTCGTCGGGTTGGAGCGGCCGGAAGCGGGGGAGAAGTCGAGCTACAAGGTGGACGAGGACGCGGGGATCAGCATCCGGTTCGTGAAGCAGTACGAAGCGCGGACCGACTTGACGATCTGCCGTTTTGACTGCCTGTTCGGCATCGTGGTGCAGATTCCCGACTGGATCTGCGTGGTGGCTTCGTAATGACGACACATACAGGAGAACAGGCGATGAAGACGATGCGATGGATCGGTCTGACGCTGGCGGTACTGGCGCTGCTCGCCGTGCCGGTCCGGGCGCAGACCGTGCTCAACAACACCACGTTCGGCGCGGCGGTAGGAGCCACGGATACCACGGTCACCGTCGCCAGCGCGTCCACGCTGGCGGTAGGGCAGTTGATTGTCGTGCCGGGCCTCGCGCTCGAGGTCATGCGGATCACGGCCATCAGCGGCACGCAGATCAGCGTG